GCGGCCGAGCCACTCGCGGGCGACGGCCGTTGTCGTGACGGAAAACGAGCCGGGCTGCATCGACCGCGAACCGGTGATCCAGACCTTGAGAGTCTCGGTGTAGCCGTCGCCGTCGTGGCGCAGCAGCAGGTGGGGGAATTTGATCTTCGCGCCGGCGGTGGCGAACATCGCCCGGAGCGCAGTCTGGTCGCCCAGGTTGCGGGCTTCGGTGACCGGCTGCGGGTGGTCGATGCGATCGACCAGCTTCGTGACCCACGGCCATTGCTTCGCGGAGAGTTTGCCGGTGCGCGACTGCTGCTGGAGCAGCGAGAGCGCGAACGTCTGATCCTTTGGAGGAAGACGCACATACTCGGTTTGCAGCCGAGCTAGGTCTGTTGCGGACATTTGAAACGTTGCTTTCGTGGCAGGAAGGTTGGCCGCGAGCGGGGTTTTGCGGCCGGGCCGATTTACTTGGCGGGCGCTGCTGCGAACCTGATTTTCCGACCGTTGAACTTGCCGCGGAAATAGAGCGGAAGGTTAAGGTCGATCGCGCCCTTGAGGGTGACAGAGAACAGGGTCCGGCTCGCGTTTGGCACCAGCCAGCCCTTCGTGGTGGCGTATTTGATGGCGCGCGGCGGGATGGTGCCGAGCATTTCGTTTTCCTCGACCGCCACGCGGTTCGCGAGGCAGGAAGCGATGTCGGCGTGAGTGTAGGTTTCGGAGTTGTCCCAGATGCGGACCGTGTTGCCGTCCTCGTCCACGAAGGTTTCGGGCTTCGTGGTGTGGGCGGCTGCCAGGATGATCGCGGAGCGGCTGTCCATGCCGGTGCGCTTTGCGTAGGCGGCTTGGACCGCTGCTGCTTTCTTCGAGGTCCGGGCGGTGCGTGCGGTCATGGGACTGGCTTTCGTTGGGGAGCGGTTAGTGAGTATCTTATAGCATAATGGCCGTTACGATACCAGTATAATACACCAAAACCCTAGTATATTACTGGGGCTTTGCGATGGCATATTTTGGCATACTTGAACGGTCGGGGGCCGCAGTTGGCGCGGCCTGGCTAGGCTCCCGGCGTGGCGTCCTGCATCCAGCCGGCCGCGGCCGGGCTGGGGGAGAGGTCGGGCACGCCGCCGAGCCCGGTCAGCACCGCCTCGGCGTCCACGCCGTTGCGCGGCGCGAACTCGCGAAAGTGGGCGAGCCGCTGCTTGGCCCAGGTGATGTCGCCGGTGCGGTTGTTCAACACGTCGGCCTCGTACCGGCCGCCGCCGCCGAGCCGGCCGTCGAGTTCTGTCCTGGCGCGCGCGAGCTGGCCGGCGATCTCGCGCAGGGTGGTGATGGCAGCCTCGACGTTGGCGAGGACGCGGGGCGGGAGTTGGTCCATGTCAGCCTCCCGTGGTCCAGAATCGGCTGACAACGCGGCGCAGGGCCACGGCGTCGTGGCCCCAGGCGGCCCCGCGCAGATGGTCAGGGGCTTGGTCGGAGCGTTTCGTCGCCTCGGTTGCCAGCGCGTCGATCAGGCCCTTGATGCCGTAGGCATCGACCATCGCGGCGAGTTGGTCGGTTTCGAGTTCGTTCAACACGTCAGCCTCCCGCGTTTTCGATGGCGTGCAGCACGAGGTCGGTGTGCATGCGGCCGCTGCCGTTCAGTTGCCGCTGCCACGCCCGCTCGGACGGCGCCCAGCGGAAGGCGTGGCCTTTCAGGAGGGCGATCACCGCCGGCGAAGGCTTGCCGGGGAAATGAAGCTGAATCCGCATCGTGTCCGGGTCCTCGACAACACGCACGTCGCCGACCATGCGCTCTTTGAATTGCAGTTCCGTCGCGCGTTCGAGTTCCGCCACCCGCAGCCGCATGCGGCGAATGTTGGCGCTATTGTTGGACAGCAAGTAGGAGGGCAATCCGATCGGACCGCGCTCGCCCCATTGGGGCTTGAACAGTTCCACGATCGTTGCCGCGCCAAGCCCCATCGCCGCCAGGGCAGCGCGGTCGCCTTTGCGCACGAGGGCATTGATCGCCTTGTATTCGGCCTGCTTCGCCTCGGCCTTCGCGAGCCTGGCCTGCATGATCTCGATGCCGTCTGAGTCGGTGGCCAGCACGGCGGTTGACGGTGTGACCGAGGCGATCTCGGCGGCGGCATCTTTCAACTCGATGCCCTTGCGCATCGCGTTGTGCATCTTGGCCTGATCGCGCCGCGCGCCTTTCTCGCTGTGATGGCCGACCAGGATGGGCTGGCCCCCGTAGAACCGCTCCGAAATCTGGTCGGCGCGGCGGAATTGACTGGTGGCTTCGGCGGTGAGCCGATCGGACCGGCTGTCGATCCGGTCCTGGCGATCCGCTCGCCGGTCCGCTTGGGTGCGGCCGGCGCTCCGGGTGTTGGCAGACATTTTCGTAATCTCCGTGGCAGGATGGGGTTGGCAGTCAGGGCTTGGCGAACTGCCGGTGCAGCGTGTCGAGGCTGGTCGAGAAACGCCGATCGCCGGCGGCGATGATTGCCCGGCCTGGCTGGTCGGGGTCCGCTCCGACAACCCGGTGCAACTCGCCGTCGATCGTCGCTGTCCGACCGGCAAACGCTTCGATCTCCGGGCTGGGGATGGCGGTTGGGAAGGCGAGGCGAGGATGGCCCGGTGGCAGGAGCGGATGCTCGTGCTGCGGCAACGCCTCGAAGCCGAACTCGGGGACCGGGCGGCCGGTGGCCTTGGCCAGCCACTCGGCCACCAGTGCCCGATGACACCACTTGCCGGTGTTGGGGCGCTCGAAGCACAGCAGCACCGGCACGCGGCCGTCGCCGAGGCAGACCAGCGCGTCGGCCACCAGCCGCGGGTCGAGCGGCGCGAGGATCTCCTCGGCGTAGAGCCGGCAGTATTCGTCCGTGCCGACCTTGTTGAACCAGGGTCCGGGCGCCAGCGCGCGATACACCCGGAAGCCGGCCGGCGTCCGGCGTGGCGTGCCACGCGAGATGCTGACCCGCAGATGATCCTCGGGCAGTTGGGTGCCCCAGGCCGAGGTTTTTATGAGAGTCGGTTGCATTAGAAGGGCCTTTTTGTAAGTGGTCTTTAGCAAGAACATTGTAGCACAGAGCAACGACTGATGACAGGGAAATATGCAGTCATACACTGCGGCTTTGACATGGTCATAAGTGCGGAGCATCGTGCCGACGTTTCCGTGGCAGGAAACAATGTTGGTCGGGACGATGCCGGGCGGTCGAGTAAGAGCCGACCTGCCGGTGGCGTCCCGATCAGCTTATCCGCCCCTCGTCTAAGTCTAGGACCCGCGGCCACTCAGCCGCGTAATCGTGGTGTCAACTCCGCGGGGGCGGTCCAGTTTTGAAACTCGACACATTTACCGGCGTGCTGTTCAAGGGCGGACTGAAGGCGCCGGCTGCGAAGTTCCTCGTCGGTGCGCTCCGGCGATCCCGGGAGCTTGGCGTCACCCGGTTCATCAACCCGTGCGCCGGCGTGTTCGGACTCGCCCAGGCCGCGGTGTCCGCCGGCTTCGATCCCTCGAAGATCATCACCGGCGATACCGGCCTGGTCTCCGCGATCATCGGCACGTCGATCGCCGGACGGCCGCTTGCCGACCTCGGCATCCGCTACCTGGACGAACGGCTGGCGCCGGCGGCGGCGTTCGCCGGCACGAAGATCGAGGCGGGCGCGGCGCTCGCTGCGATCAAGGCGTGCCAATACAAAACCGAAAGCCAGTACACGCGGCTGCTGTTGGAGGACATCACCTCCGATTGGGAACGCGCGGCGTCTGCACTCCAGGAACAGATCGACGCGAGGGTGACCGCGTTGGACGGCTGCACCTTCGAGATCGAGGATATGTGGGCGCAGATCAAGCAGGGGATTGACGATCCGCACGCGGCGATCTGCCTTTTCCCACCGGCCTACCGCAAGGGCTATGACCGTATGTTCCCGGTCGAGGGTCGCATCGCCTGGAGCGAGCCGAAGGTCCCGCAGTTCGATCCCGCCTTGCAGCCGAAGTTGTACGATATGCTGCGCGATGGCGCCGCGCTGGCGGTGTGGGCGTTCTATGGCGAGTTGCCGGAGGATGGCGCCGATCGCGCGATTTTCAGCGAGTGGGCGCCGAACCGGAAGGTCCCGCATTATTGGCTGGCGAACCGGCCGGAGGGCTTGCCCAAGGGCGTCCACACGCGCCGGGAAACCAAGCTCGGGCCTTCGGAGTTTCCCCTCTGGCCGAATGACCGGGCGGTGACCGCGGATACCGTGGTGCGGTTCGTTGAAACGAGCAAGTCGTGCGCGCTGTACTATCGCGACCTGTTCGCGCACAAGCTCGGCGTGACGCGGGCCGAGCGGTATTTCCTCGTGCTGCTCGACGGTCACCTGATGAGCGTGTTCGGCGTGTTCTTCGATCAGGTCGAGCGCGGCGTGTCCGAGATCGTGCATGAAACCTTCGGCTTCACCGTGCCGAACGCGGTTCATGCGAGACTGAGCCGCTTGTTTATGATGTTGCTGGTGAGTGGTGACGCGCGGGCCTATTTCCGGTCGATGGTCAGGAACCCGCTGCGATCCGTGAGCAGTCTGCAAACAACCTGCATCGCGCCGCACCCGGAGGTCAAAACCGACCGGGGCATCCTGAAACTGCGCGAGCGAACGAAGATGCCGGATGGCCGGTTCAAGCTGGTCTATGCGGCGCCGTTCCCTGACCGCAGCTTTGCCGACCGGGTTGCCGAGTGGCTCAACAAAGACGGCAAGGTGGCGCCACGCGCCCGAGAGGAATTTGATGGCGGAGTTCATAGCGGCGGTCGGGCCGAACCTGGAGATTTGGAAGGTTCATCCCGAGGAACTCCGCGAGCAGGACGTGAACGCGCGCGTCATGCCGCCGGAAATGCTGGAGCGGCTGGCTGACACCATCCGCAAGGAACAACGCCTCGAAAGCCTGCCTCTCACTGTTAAACGCAAGAACTTCTTTGAGGTCATGTCGGGCCACCATCGCACCCGGGCGGTGCGCATGGCCGGGCTTACCGAACTGTACGTGCTGGCCGACACGCGGAACCTGACCCGCTCCCAGGTGGTTGCGAAGCAGATCGCGCACAACCGCATCGCCGGCAGCGACGATCGGGAGACGCTCGCGACGCTGTTCAAGGAGATCAGCCGGATTGACGACATCCTAGAGTCCTACGTGACCGCGGCGGACTTCGGTGACATCGCCTCGGCTGACAGCATTTCGATCCCGCCGATCGCGGCCATCCTGCCGTGGTATCTCGTACACTTCGCGTTCCTACCGGCAGCGATCGAGAAATTTGAACTGCTGGAAGCGCAGATCAAGAAGATACCGAAGGACACCGACCTGGTGGGCGTCGCGTCGGCCGACATCTATCCGCGCTTTGCCGAGGCGGTCGGAACCATCACGAAGATCGAGAACGTGCGGGCGATCGGAGCGGTTTTGACTCGGATGATCGACATCGCGCTGGCGCATTTTGCCGCTTTGGAAGGGCCACATGAAGGGCCGCAAGCCAACGCCGACACACTTGAAGCTGGTAACCGGGAATCCGGGGCGCCGGCCGCTCAATGACCGGGAGGCGAAGGTTGCCCCGGCGGTGCCGCCGCCGCCGGCGCATCTGAACGGCGACGCACTCAAGGAATGGCGGCGCATCACGCGCCTGCTGGCCGAGGCCGGGCTGATGACAAAGCTCGACCTGGCAATCGTCGCCAGCTACTGCGTTGCGTGGGCGAGGTGGATCGAGTGCGAGCGCGAGGTCACGAGCAAGGGGATGATCCTGCGCTCGCCAAACGGTTTGCCGATCTACTCGCCTTACCTGACGATCGCGAACCGGGCGATGGAGCAGTTGCGCCAGTGCGCCGAGCAGATCGGGCTGTCCGGCTCGGCGCGATCGCGAATCAAGGCTGCGGAGGTGGCGCCGCCATCCGACCCGGCCGAAGACTTCTTGCGTGGCAGGGCGTAGGCGGCGGGCGAAGCCGCAAGACACTGTCGAGGCGTACGCCCGGGCGGTGGTCGAGAACAAGGTGGTCACCGGCCGCCTGGTTCGCCTCGCTTGCGAGCGCCACCTGCGCGACCTGGTTGACGGGCCGGCGCGGGGCCTGCGCTGGGACCGGGAGACGGCCCAGCGGGCGATTGATTTCTTTCCGGCCGTGCTGCGTCACAGCAAGGGGCAATACGCGGGCCAGCCGTTCAACCTGCTCGAATGGGAACAATTCGTCGTTGGCTCGATCTTCGGCTGGAAGCTGCTGCTGCCGGACAAGAAGATCGAGGTCAGGCGCTTCCGCACGGCGTTCGTGTCCACCGCGCGGAAAAACGGCAAATCGACCATTGAGGCAGGCATCGGCCTCAAGGCGCTGATAGACGAAGGCGAGCCTGGCGCGGAAATCTACTCGGCCGCGACGACGCGCGATCAGGCCCGGATCGTGTTCACCGAAGCGGAGCGCATGCGGGCGGGCTCGCCGGCGCTGCGCCGGCGGATCGTCAAGACGACGAACAACCTGGCGGTCCTGCCGACCGCATCGTGGTTCCGGCCGCTCTCGGCCGACACGTCGACCATGGACGGCTTGAACGTGTTCGTCGCGCTGGTGGACGAACTGCACGAGCATCCCGACGCCGGCGTGATCGAGAAACTCGACACCGGGATGGGCGCGCGGCTCCAGCCGCTGATGTACGAAACCACGACGGCGGGCGTGAGCCGGACTTCGGTCTGCTACCTGCATTGGGATTTCTCGGCAAAGGTCCTGGAGGGCGTGATCCCTCTGGTGACCGCGGATCGGTGGTTCGCCTACGTCGCGACCGTTGACGAAGGCGACGACTGGCAAGACGAACTGGCCTGGCGCAAGGCCAACCCCTCGCTCGGCGTTGTCCTCCAGATCGAGGACCTGCGCGCGGAGGTCGCGCTCGCGCTGGAGATGCCGACGCGGCAGAACTCCATCCGGCGCCTGCGGCTCAATCAGTGGACCCAGCAGCTTGTGCGCTGGATCCCGATGGAGGTCTGGGCGGACGGGGCCGCGCCGATCGACGCGGAGGCGCTGCGGGGCCGGAGGTGCCTCGCGGGCCTCGACCTGGCGCGGATCAACGACCTGTCGTCGCTGGCGCTGCTGTTTCCCCCGGTGAGTGACGGGGAGAAGTGGAAACTGCTGTGGCGGCACTGGTGCCCGGCCGACAACATCGAAGAACGGTCGCGGCGCGACCGCGCGCCCTACCAGGTCTGGCGCGACCAGGGCCATTTGATCGCGACCGAAGGCAACACGACGGACTTCAAGTTTGTCGAGGCGGCGATCCTTAAACTCGCCGGCATCTATGACATCACCGAACTGGCGTTTGACCGCACGTTCGCCGGCGAGATCATCCGCAACCTGGCGGACGAAGGCATGAACCTGGTCGAGTTCGGGCAGGGCTTTCTCAGCATGGGGCCGGCGGCAGCCGAGTTCATGCGCAAGGTGTTGGCGCGTGAGTTGCAGCATGGCGGCGATCCGGTTTCGGACTGGTGCGCCTCGAATGTCTCGATCCGCACCGACCCCGCCGGCAACGTCAAGCCGGACAAGGAACGCTCGATCGAGCGCATCGACCCGATCGTCGCGGCGATCATGGCGGTGGGCCGCTCGATGGCCGAGCCAACGGGTATTTATGGCGACGGCCGCGGCCTGTTAATTGTCGGAGGCTAATGATTCCATGACTGTGTTGATGAGCGCCGACCAGTTCCGCGGGGAACTGAGGGCGAAGCGCACGCCTGCAGGCGGCGTGTATCGGGTCAGCGTGGCACAGCCGCTGCCGGTGGACGGTGCGGAGCGCACGCTGCGCTTCTGCTTCTCCGACGACAGCGTTGACCGCATGGGCGACACGATCGCTGCTGCCGGCTGGGACATTGCCGATTTCATGGCAAACCCAGTGGCGTTGTGGGCGCACGACAGCTCGGCCCCGCCGATCGGCGGCGCGCGGAATGTCGGTGTCGAGGGCAACCGCCTGCTGGGCGACATCGAGTTCGCGCCGCCGGAGACCTATGCCTTCGCGGACACGATCTACCGCCTGTTGCTCGGCAAGTTCCTGCGCGCGGTCAGCGTCGGCTTCCTGCCGACCCGCTACGCCTTTGTCGATAACGACCCCGACCGGGGGTTCGGCATCGACTTCCTGGAACAAGCCCTTTTGGAAATCAGCGTGTGCCCGGTGCCGGCCAACAGGCGCGGCTCAAGGGCATCGACACGCGGCCGTTGGTCGAGTGGGCCGAGCGAACGCTTGACGGCGAGGGCAGGGCCAGCCTGCCGCTCGGCGAATTGGAACGCCTACGTAGGGCAGCAAAGGAACCGCCGATGACACGACCGACACCCCGCCGGGCGGCGGGCCACGCGCATCGCTCCGATGGGGCAGGGGAAGCCGATCCCGCCGCCGGCGGCGCGATCGTTGGCAACTGCGGCCGCAAGGCCGATGAGCCGTGCGGGATGAGCGATCCGGCCGAGTGTTCGGTTCACGCCGGCACCGCGCTGGACATCGATCCCGAGGAAGCGAAGCGCCTGACTGGCCTACTGGCGCGGCTGTTTCCGCGCCGGAAGGATGGCGGGCCGGACGACGATCTGCCGCTGGAGCACGAGGACGCGATCCGCGTGGCGCACAAGTGCCTGCGGACCTCGAAGGCGTTTCTCACTGAGGCGGTATCGCAGCACAGCAAGGCGATCGATCTGCTGGGCGGCGTGGTGGATGCGCTCGATGCGGCCGATCCGATCAGTTCGACGGCACCGCCGGACGCCGGCACGGAGGTCCCGGACGGTGAGAAGGCTGCGCAACTGGCCCGCGCGACTGCGCTGAAAGCCCGGCTCGCGGCGCCCTGACGTGCCTGCCCGCGCATGGGCGGGCGAGGTGTTGCGGCGACCTGAAACGCCGCTCCTTCGGAAATTGGAGCCTACAACACAATGAGCACACTGCTGTCGCTCCGTCGCGCCCTGGGCACGGCGGTGGATGAACTCGCCCCGCTGGCCGGGACTCCGGGCTTCGCCGCGAAGGAGGCGGAGATCGCCACGCTCGAGCGTACGATCGGGGAGCTGGACCGCGCGGAGAAACTCGCCGCCAAGCTGGCGCGCCCGATCGGCGCCGGCCCCGGCGACGACGTGCTGGAGATCAACCCGTCGCAGCGCACCCTGTCGCAAATCCGCGGCATGGACCCGCGCCAGGGTAAGCTGCGAGGCTTTGACGACTATCTCAGCCTGGCCCGGAAGGGGCTGGATTTCACGCCGCGCGCCGGCGAGCAGTACCGCAGCCTTGGCGAGCAGCTCCAGTCGGTTTTCAAGCACTACAGCTCGAAGGGCAGCGATACCGACCGCCGCCTGGTCCGCGCGCCAACCGGCGCCGGCGAGGTCGATCCGACCGGCGGCGGCTTCCTGGTCCAGGTCGATTTCGCGGCCTCGATCTTCATGCTCGCGCACGACATGGGCGAGATCCTCAGCCGGGTGAACAAGCTGCCGATCAGCGCCAACGCGAACGGCATCAAAATCCCGGGCGTGGACGAAACCAGCCGAGCGACCGGCAGCCGCTGGGGCGGCGTGTCTTCGAACTGGGTAGGGGAAGGAACCACGGTCACCCCGTCGAAGCCGAAGTTCCGCACCATCGAGTTCGACCTGAAAAAGCTGATGTCGGTGATGTACACCACCGACGAACTGTTGCAGGATTCGACGGCGCTGACCTCGATCGCGGCGCAGGCGTTCTCGGAAGAAGTCATGTTCATGACCGAGGACGCGATCGTGGAGGGCACCGGCGCCGGCATGCCGTTCGGCTACATGAAAAGCCCCTGCCTGATTACGATACCGAAGGTGACCGGGCAGGCCGCAGCGACGATCGTCAAGGAGAACATCGACCAGATGTGGGCGCGTCTCTGGGCGCGGTCAGCGAAAAACGCGGTGTGGTTCATCAACCAGGATTGCCTGCCGCAGCTTATGGCGATGAACCAGGCGGTCGGCACCGGCGGCCAGCTCGTTTACCTGCCGCCAGGCGGTCTGTCGGCAACACCGTTCTCGACGCTCTATGGCCGCGAGGTGGTGTGGACGGAATACAACTCGACCCTCGGGACCTTGGGCGACATCACGCTGGCGGACATGAGCCAGTACATGCTGGTGGACAAGAACGGCGTGCAGGCAGCGACCAGCATGCACGTTGCATTCCTTACCGACGAGATGGTGTTCCGCATCACCTATCGCGTTGACGGCAAACCGATGTGGTCGGTGCCGCTGACCCCGTTCAAGGGCACCAACACCAAGAGCCCCTTCATCGCGCTGGCGGCTCGCTGAGTGCAGCAAACGCCTCACGGCACATCAGTCCGCTTCGCGGCCTGATCCTCGACAAATCCGCGGCTCCCCACCGCTCTGCCGCGCGGGCTTTCGGCCCGCGCGCAGCTTTTTCGCACCGCTTTGGGGGGCGGGCAGGAGAATTCGGACTATGGCGCGTCAGATTTCGATGCCGTATCAGTTCCCGCCGGTTGCCCTGCTGGCGCCGGCGGCCGACTCCGCTGGCCGCACCAGCGCCTACCGCGACCTGGCCAACGCACTCAAAGCGTGGGTCGTGGTGCATGTGAACCAGGGCAACGCCGCGCAGGTGACGCTCTCGATCCTGCAAGGGCAGGACGTGAGCGGCACCGGGTCGAAGGCGGTTGGCGTCATGCCGATCTGGCTCACTGCTGCAACCGCGACCTCAGATGCGCTTGTGGGGCAGACGGCCGCGGCGACCTTCCAGACCTCGGCGACCGTCGCTGACAAGATCGTCATTTTCGAGATTACGCCGGAGATGTGCATGGACCTAGTCAACGGGTTCCACACCATCGCGGTGCAGACCAGCTCTTCGAATGCGGCGAACATCACCGAGGCAGAGTTGTTCCTCTGGGAGTCCTACCAGGGCGCGTCCGCACCATCGACCCTTGTCTAATCGGCTTTCATCCCGCCCGGGCCGCGTGCCCGGGCGGCTACCATCCTTGCGGTCGATCGGGAGAAATACATGACCACGACCTCGAAGTTCCATGCCGGGCGGCTGGAGTTTTTCGATACCGCGACATTCGAGTACATGCTGCCGGTCGCGCCGATCCATTTCTATGACGATTTTCTCGGGCAGTCAGCCGTCGCGGTTCCGGCGGCCGGCTCGGCGGTTGACGGCAACCCCTGGGTGGCGAAGATCGTCGGCGCCGCACCGCCGACTCTCGCCGGCGTCGCCAACGCGATCGGCGGCCAGGTCGCATGCACCTTGACCTCGGCCAGCCAGAAACAGGATTGCGCGCTGTACTGGGGCGACAACCTCGCGCTGGATTGCACCAAGGGCCTGATCTTCGAGTGCCGTTCGCTGCTGCCGGTGCTGCCGAGTGCGGCCGGCGTGCAGACGGTTTGGGGCGTCGCCTCGGCCTGGATCGACGGGCCGCAGAACAACACCTGCTACCTGGAATTCAGCGCGCAGGCGAACGGCGCCGTGCTGGTCACTGCGTTCGACGGGGTGACCACGACCTCGGTTGCCAGCGGTGTGACGGTCGGAACGACCGACTGGCATATCTACCGCATCGACGCGAGCAACCTGGCGGACGTGGGTTTCTATATCGACGGCAACCGGGTGAACGCGAACAACTCGATCAACTTCGCGGCGACCGGCACGCTGGCGGTGTTGCAGCCATACCTCGCTGCATACAAGGCGTCAGGCACCGGCGTTGCCACCCTGACGATCGACTATGTGCGCGCATGGATGAACCGGCAGTAAGCCAGGGAGTGCGCGCGGCATGTTGTCTGTAGGCATTACCCTCAATCCGGCGTCGATCGCGGCGGGCACGTCGCTGTCCGGGCCGGTGGCGCTGGGCGCGCTGACCTTGGTCGGGATTTCGATGCCGTCGACCTGGACCGCGGCAGTGCTGACGTTTCAGGCCAGTCCGGACGGCGGAACGACCTGGCAGGAGCTGTACGACGGTTCGGGCAACGAGGTGACGATCACTGCGGCGGCAGGGCAATTCGTCATCCTGGAAGCCGATCCTTCGTACATGTGGCGGGGCGTCAACATGGTCCAGTTGCGCAGCGGAACCTCCGCAGCGCCGGTCAACCAGGTCGCCGCGGCCGTGGTCAACCTCGTTACCAGAGCGGAAATGCTGTGAAGGACGAAGCGCGATGATGGAACGCAGCGGCTATCGCAACCGGGCGCTGGTGGCGCCGGTGCGCAGGGACGGGGGATTGAGCGGTGCGAACCACGCTGGCGGTGACAGAGGAACCGAGCGCGGAGCCGGTGTCGATCGAGCAGGTGAAGCGGCATTGCCGGATCGACAGCAACGCGGACGACGAACTGCTGGCGGGCTATCTGACGGCGGCAAGAGTGATGGCGGAGGGCTACCTTAGCCGCGCGCTGCTGACGCAGACCCTGCTGTGGACGGTGCGACCTTCCAGCGATCTGCACGACAACAGGAACCTGCTGCGCGGGACGCTGGAGTTGCCGCGCGCGCCGGTGCAGTCGATCGGGTCGGTGACGACGCTGGACAGGTGGGGGAACAGCACGACGATCTCGGCTGCCTCGCTGCCGATCACGCCGCCGGCGGAGATCCTCGGCTATGTCGCGGACCTGACCCTGGAGCCGTCCACGCTGCTGATCGGGCATGAAACTCCGCTGACCGGCGGCTTTCCGGCGTATCGCACCGAACTACAGCACCTGCAGGTCTCGATGGTCGCCGGCTATGGCGCGGCCGAGGACGTTCCGTCCACCGTGATCCAGGCGATTATGATGACCACGGCATTTCTCTATGAGCATCGCGGTGACTCCGCGGCGGCGATGCCCGAGGCGGCGCAGTGGTTGCTCGACCGGCAGCGGTTGCAGTTCCTGGGCGGCTGACATGAGCGCGAGCGTAGGACCCGCAGAGGGGCCGGACCCGAACGCGGTCCGCATCGGGTCGCTGCGCTGGCGCGTGGTGATCGCGACCCGCGAGCAGGTGGCGGACCCGGATGGGCCTGGGCTGCTGGAAAACCTGGCGAAGATGCAGACCGTGCGGGCCGATGTGCAGCCGATCGGCACGATGACTTTCTATGCCGCGGAACAGGTCAACACGCCGGTCACCCATCGCATCATCATCCGGTGGCTCGATTGGGTGGACACCACGCACGTCATTATCCGTGTCACCAAGCGGCCAGACCAGAGCGACATGATCGAGCGGTTCCGCGTGCGCCGCTCTATGGCGATCGACGGCCGCCAGCGGTTCCTGCGGCTCGATTGCGAACTGGAGAAGCGGACATGACGGAAGGTCCTTACCGCGCCGGCATCCTGGTGGTTTGCGAATCGCTGCCGGGGTGGGAGCGAGCTTTGCCGCCCGAGCATAGACTGGCGGCGGTGCGCGACTGGCCCGACAGGGGCTATGAGCAATGGCTGGTCGAAGGCCCTTCGCTGCCAGAGGTGCCGGCGTCCGGCTTTCCCCAAGAGGTCATGCTTCTCGTGACTCAAGAGCGGCCGGAAGCCGGCGGCGTGCGCCTCACCGCTTGCTGGCATCACGCGGCGGACCGGCCCTGGGTCGTCGGGGATTGGCCGGACGTTGCTGCTTTCCAGTCGTGGTGGGAGCGGTCCGTCTGATGGCTCTGCTGCAAATCACCGTGCCGTCCGGTTGGACGATCGTCGCCGGCAAGCAGCAGGTGCGCGCCGTCATGCGCGGGGTTGGTGCCGAGGTTGTGGCCCGCGCACGCGCGCTGATCCGGTCGGGCAGCCGCAAGCACCCGTCCGCTCCGGGCGAGCCGCCGCGCAGCGTCTCGGGCAAGCTGGCGCGGTCGATCCGGGCTCGGGTCTGGAAGGATGGCGAGGGCGTCACGATCCGCGCGTCCGAGTTCTACGCGCTGTTCCTCTCCCGTGGCGCGAAGGGCGGAGGGGGCGACACCAGCAAAGCGGCGAACTTCGTCCCGTCGAACCTGGCCGGGCCACGCCGCATGAAGCGCAGCGCGGTTTCGAGGAAGCGCATCCTGCTGCCACGCCCGTTCCTTGAACCGGCGCTCGACCAGGCCATCGCGAACGGCCTGGCAGACCGGGTGCGCGTCGCGGTGATGAGCGGCTTGAAATTCCAGCGAGGCAAGAAAGCATGACCGTCGAAGCACCGGCCCGCAGGGCCGCGGCGATCAGGATTCATCCTGCGGTCGCGATCGTGGAGCGAACCGAACGCTTGTGGCAGGACGATCGCAGCATCGCCTGGGACCGCGCCGTGCTGATCGTGCAGCGGTTGATCGAAAACGGTCACCTGCGCGGCAGCATGTCGCGCGGCTTTCCGATCGCCGGCGATGATGCCGACGCTCCGGCCGCTGCTGCCGGCTGATTGAGACAGCTCCGGCTTGTGCCCGGAGCTTGCCACCGCGCAGGCCAGGACGCGGCGGCCGGCCAACGCACTGGCGGCATCACATCAGCGGAGACGATTTTATGAGGACGTTTGCGGTCAGGCGCGTCGAGAGCGCGGACATTTACCACTACACGGCGGCCTATGTGCAGGTCGAGGACGGCCACCTGATTTTCTACGACGACGACGATGGGGTGGTTGCGACCGTGCCGTTGGAAGGCGGGGTCGAGTTCGAGGAAATCGACGCGGAGTAGTCCGTGGACATCTCGTTGGTGATCGCGCAGCTCCGGGCTTACTGCCCGGCGCTGGGCGGACGGGTCGGCGGCGCGGCGGACTTTGAAACCGGGGTCGAGTCCGTCATCGCGATCACTGACCCGAAGACCGGCAAGTTCGTCTATCCGGCCGCCGTCGTGATCCCGCTGGAGGATGAGGGCAGCAGCAACGACCTGTTGGACGGCAACCTCCAGACGGTGACCGAAACCATCGGGGTGATTGTCGAGTTCGACGCCTCGGCCGACCGGCGCGGGCAGGCCGGCGTCAGTCAGGTCGAGGCGATGAAGTACGCGCTGTTCGGCGCGTTGCTGAGTTGGGTGATTGATCCCACGCGCGGCGCGCGGGGCCTCTACTACGCCGGCGGCGAGTTGCTGACCTTCGATCGCGCGCGGTTGTTCTGGATGTACCGGATGAGCTTCGACGCCACGATCAGCGACGGCGACGGGTTCCCGCCGAGCGGCGATAAGCTGACCAACGTTACCGAAACAATCCAACCTGACGATCCGATCAACCTCGCCACGCCAATCACCGCCGAGGAATCGGCCGGCGGGACGGTCGCTGTCTGGGGCGGTTTCGTTTGGGATGATGGAGACGTGTGGGCATGACGATCGCCACCGGCGATGACGCGACGGCAGCCGATGTGCTGGCCGTGCAGACGGCGGCGGCCTCCGCCCTCACTGCGGCAGGAACCGCGCTCGCCAACTCTGCGACCGCGCTTTCGAACTCCGTCGCGGCCGAGGCCACGGCCGCGGCTGCTGCCGCGCTGGCGGCCGTCGCGCTGTCGGTTCCCGCGTTGCCGGTGGTGACCACGGTCGCATCGTCGGACACCCTGCCGATCGGGCAGGGCGGCAGCACGGTCGCGATCTCGTTGGCGAACCTGCTGGCCGGCGAGACGGTTGACCAGTTCACCGCGGCGGCGCCGGCGGGCGACACCGATGTGCTGGTGACCGGCCAAGGCAGCAGCACGATGTTGGCCCAGCCGCTGTCGGCAATCTGGGCGTGGATCGCGGGCCATCTGCCGCAGTGGAAGCGGCCGGTGGTGGAGATCGCCAGCCCGACGCAGCTCGATGCCTCGATCCACAACAGCGCGATCCTGGTGTGCTCGGCTGCGACCACGATCAACCCGGCGTTCGCAACGCAGGGCAGCGGTTTTTCTTGCACCATCGTCAATGCGTCGCCGGGCGCGGTGACGCTGGGCGCCGGCTTCGTCACCAACACCGGCACGCTGTCGATCCCGGTGGGGCAGGTGGGAGAGGTTTCGACGGCGAGTTACTCGGGCGGCTCGCTGAATTTTGTGAACGTGTCGGCCGCGAGCGGTGGCAGCAACCCGACGCCGCCTGGCGCTCCGTCGGGCCTGACGGCAGGCTCGGCCACCAGCACGACGATTACCCTCGCCTGGACCGCACCATCGACGGGGGGTGCGCCGTCTTCCTATGCCGTGGAACAGAGCCCGGATGGGTCCACCTGGGGAGCGCCGCAAGCCGCGTCGGGCACGTCGTATATCGCCACGGGCCTGTCCCCTTCGACCGCCTACTATTTCCGGGTGGCGGGGGTGAACGGCGCCGGTACCGGCAGCTACACCAGCGCGGTTGGCCCGACCTCGACCGGGGCGGCCGCATCCTATGCGCCGGGCGTGCCGACCGCTCTTGCGGCGGGCACAACGACCACCTCGACAATCCCGGTGACCTGGACCGCGCCGGCCGTGGACGGCACGCATGGCGCGGCGACCAGCTACACGGTGCAGTGGCGCGTCATGGGCAGCGGCGGGGGCTACACGCAGGCCACGGGCATCGCGCCGACTGCTTACACGATCACCGGCCTGGCAGCGTCAACGCAGTACGACATCCAGGTGCAGGCGGTGAACGGCATCGGCGCCTCGGCCTTCACCAGCTCGATCAGCCCGGACCCGGAGACGGCGGCGGCGAGCGGCAACTATGCGATGGGCAGCGGCTACCAGCCGTATGGCGCCGGCACCAGTTTTGCGCACGGAACGACGGTCGGGTCGGTCAACGTCTCCGACATGAGCGCGACGAACGACGGCAGCCACACCGTTCCGACGCAGGTGTATTTCGGGTGGAGCACGTCGTCGTCGGTCGCGCCGAGTTCGACCGCCGGCATGACAGCGGCGGGAGGGCAATTCTCCAACGGCGGCCACAACTATTGGTATGAGTTCGGCTTCGCGACGCCGAGCGTGGCGGGGACCTATTACGTCTGGGCGGTCGAGGTGAATGCCGGGGGCAGCATCGTTGCCAGCGCGGTGCAGGCGAACCAGGTGATCAACGGCGGAACGCCGGTCGCCTTCACAATCACCTGACGATGGCCGTCCTGTTTTCACGGCCCGGTCGCGCCGCGCTGGTCGCGCCAGGCCGGGCGGCACTCTGGACGCCGCTGCGCACCAGTTCGGGCGGTGCGGGGCCTGGCGGCGGCTCTGGCGGCAGCGGCGCGATTGCGCCGGGCGCGATCGCGGGCCTGTCGGGCTGGTGGGATGCGTCGACGTTCAACAACGCGACCGATGCCAACGGCAATCCGCTGTCGGGTTGGAACCTGCCGATCGTCAGCCTGGCGGACCTGTCGGGCCACCTGATCGGGATGACGAAGTATTCCTATGGCTCCGGCAGCGTGAATCAGCCGATGGCGACGCCGCGCCTGTCCGGCCTGCTGGGGGGAGCCGGGTTCGACCTGTCGGCCGGCCCGACCTATCCGGCCCTCGATCAAAACCTTGGCTGGCAACTGCCGGGTGTGGCGATGGGCGCGACAGCTTCATGGACCCGCTATTTCGTCTGGACCCGCCCGAACTGGCGCACCAACGTGTACCCGCCTCCGGTCGTTGACAGCTCGGCCAACGTGCTGCTGTCGGCGGGCGGGACGCCAATCTTGCAGGCGGATGGCTCGGCCGGCACGAGCCGGCTGATCCTGTTCCCGAACAGCGCGGCGGCGGTGCTGTCGTCGTCGCTGGCGCGGCGGCACACGCATTCGGTGATTCTCCAGAATGTGCCGGGGAGCGGCGTCTCGGCCTGGCTCGATGGCGCGAAGGTGGCGACGAACGTCGCCAACCCGATTGCCGGAACCGGCATCGCCACGCTGCTGCTGCTGCACGGGGGGAACGGCTACCAGGCCGGCGCGCAGTGCTGGCTGCATGAATTCGCGACCTGGGAAAGCGCGATCTCGGGAGCCTCGATCACCGGCCTGGCTGCCTACGCCGCGCGCTGGGCGCTGGGGCCTCGCAAGGGCGTGCAGCTCGTGATGAACGGGCAGTCGAACGCTGCGAACTACACGCTGGCGGACGGCGCTGCCGCGATGCTGGCAAAGGGCGTGGCGTGGTATCTCGGAGCGAGCGCCTACGGCTTTGTCGGCAACACGCAAAACAGCGGCGGACCTGGCACGATCGACCCCGGTATCGGGATTTACAATTTTCCGATCTCCGGCGTGCCGACCTATGCGTCATCCTTCCTGGTCGATCCGGGCGATGGATCGGACCCGAGCGGCTGGTCGCTCGGCAAGATGGGCAACAACGTCGCGGCCTATATCGCGGAACAGGCCTCCGACGATCAGTCCGACATCGCGGCGCTGATGCTGCTGTGGTCGGAGACGGACAGCTACCGGCCCTATTCGGAGTGGACCACCTTCCAGCACGCGGCGAAGCGGTGGATCAGTCTGTTGCGCGGCATGGTGGCCGGCGCGACCGCAGCCAACATGCCGGTGTGCTGGTGGAACGCGATTCCGTTCGGGTTCACCTCTGGAATCCAGATGCACCGCGAGGTCATTGCCAGCCTCGCAGCGGATCCAACGCAGGGCGTCGTGCTGAGCAACCCGATGACGGCGGATAGCAACAGCCGCGGTGCGACCTGGGACCCGTCCACGGGCATCCAGACCGGCGGCGACAATCAGCACCGCGACGGCGGGGATAACGTCATCTTCGCGTGGCGGGCTGCGCCGTTGGTCGCCCGAGCGTTGTATGCGACCGGCTGGGGCGACGGGGGGTTTACCGCGATACCGTCGGGCCTGCCCGTGGCCGGTGGCCCGTCGATCACGCACGCGTACCTGCAGAACGCCACCACGGTCATTCTGACCGTGACGCATGACGCCGGGAACGACCTGGTCGTTCCCTTGCTGGCGGCGGTCGGGCAGGGGTTCCTGGTGATGGACGGCGGATCGGTCGCCAGCCCCGGAACGCTGGTGCCGGCGACGGCGTGCGCGCGGGTGGATGCGACGCACCTGCGAATCACCTTGTCGCAGGCTGTGGTGAATGCCGCAGCGGCGTGCCTGCTGTTCTATCCTTATGGCTCCTACACGCCGACCGGAGCGCCTTCGTATCGGGGCGACATGGGACGCGGCAACGCTGTCACCGACAATTTCGCCAGCGTGGCGAAGCCAGCCGGTTGGGACATCGGTGGCGATCTCGGCAGCGCGTGGAATATCAACTATCCGCTCGCCGCCACGACGACGCCCATCACGCTAAGCGCCAGCCCAACATAGCAGGAGGGCCGCATGCCCGATCATTGCCCGGTCGAGGCCGCGGTGCGCGAGCGCGTGGCGGTGGCGGAGACGACGCTGCAAACCGTCGTTCGATCGGTGGAAAAACTGATGACCGCGGTTGAAATCCTGGCCGAGCGGGTGAACCAGGAGCGGGGCCAGAGCCGGGTCACGTCGAGACTGGACTCTGCCGTGATCGCCGCCGGCGCGGGTTTGGTGGGCGCGCTCGTTATGATGGTGATCAACCTGTTGCTGCATCACGCACCCTGAATCGGACGCAACCCTGAATCAGCCCGCGCGGCCGAGCGCCGGCGGGCGGTTCCTACATTCCGAGGTGATAATGTTCGTGAAACCGGGACACCGGCAGGACGACCCTGCCATGCCTCTCGTTGTGCGCGGCCCGAACAAGCGGCTGCTGCGGCCGGAGGGTGAGGACGTGCCGGAGATCACGTTCTGGCACCGCCGCGTCCGCGATGGCGACGTGGTGCTGGCGGAACCGCCGGCACCGCCACCCGGGCCGGTGCCGGTGGTTCGGGGTGTCTCCGCTGCCGTGGGCGCCGCCGATCCGGCTGCGGCGCGGGCGGCGGCCGACGCTTTCGAATGGCACCTGCCGCCAGCCGCCGGCCAGCTCGAGCACCTCGCGGGCGAGCCGCTGCGCCTGACGGCCGCGGAGTGGGCGCGGCTGCCGGCGATCGAGCCGCCATCCGGTCCGGCCGTCAAGGGCTTCGCCATCGCCGCGGCCGAGCACGAGCGCGACCCCGCCGCGCCGCTTCTCACCCATGACGAATATCTGGCGGAGATCAAGCCATGAGCTACAGCAGCTCGCTCGCCTTCAAGTACTTCCCCTGGCAGTACTGGCGCCCGTCGGGCGTCAATGCCGAGTTTGATCCCAGCCAGGCCAACACCGCGACACAGAACGCGCGCGCGCTGCTGATCGGGCAAATCCTCAGTTCGGGCACCGCGACGCCGAACATCGCGGTGCAGGCGTACAGCCAAACCCAGGTCAACGGCCTGTGCGGTCTGAACTCCATGCTGGCGCTGAAGTACGCGGCCTATCGCTTGATGGACCCGTTCGGTGAGGTATGGCTCGGGCCGGTTTCGGATGCGGGCGGCGGCACCGCAGCAACCGGGAGCATCAGCTTCACCGGGCCGGCGACCGCCGCCGGCACGCTGCCGCTCTATTTGATGGGCGTATCGATCCCGGTGGCGGTGAACAGCGGCGACGCCGCGACCGTCATTGCGACCAACACCGTCGCCGCGATCTCGGCCGCGATCGGCGTTGCCTGCACGGCGGCGATCGACGGCACGCACGCCTACCAGGTCGATCTGACCGCGCTGCACAAGGGCCTCGCGCAAAACGACATCGACATCCGCTTCGCCTACCTGGGCGCGCAGAATGGCGAGGTCATCCCCCCTGGGGTCGGGTTCACCATCACGGCCATGTCGGGCGGCGCAAGCAACCCGGTGCTGACCACGTTGCTGTCGAACCTTGGCGTGCAGCTCTTCGACTATATCGATCTGCCCTACACCGACGCGACCAGCCTGAATGCGCTGGAGACGTTCCTCTCCGATGCGTCCGGCCGCTGGTCGGCGGAGACGATGCTGTATGGCCATGTCTTCTCGGCCTATCGCGGCACGTTCAGCACCCGCACCACGTTCGGCACCGGCCGGAACGATCAGCACGCCACCATCCTCGGCTTCTATGACAGCCCGACGCCGGCCTGGCTGGAAGCCTCGGACTGGTGCGCCGCGCATGTCATCCGGCTGCGGGTCAACGCGGCGCAGGGCCTCTCGACGCAGCAGCTCAACCTGCTGCCGCCGCCGATCGCCTCGCAGGACACGCCGGGGGAGCGCAACACCCTGCTGTTTGACGGGATCAGCACCTTCACCGTGGATGCTGCCGGGGTGTGCCGGATCGATCGCTCAATCACTACCTACCAGAGCAATGCGAGCGGGCAGCCGGACAACTCGTATCTGAACACGAACATCATGTTTCAGGCGATGTATGCGGCCCGCTATATTGCGATTCAGATTACGAGCCAGTTCATCGCGCCGGGCAAGATCCTGGTCAGCAACGGGACGCTCATCCCGCCTGGCTCGCCGGCCACCACGCCGAACGCAATGCTCGGCGCCGTGGTTGCGGTGTATTCCTACCTCGCGAGCATCTTCATCGTGCAAAACGTGCAGACCTTTGCACAGAACGCCACGGCGGGCGCGGGCACCAAGGGTCAGGTGCTGATGTATCTGCCGCTCGATTTCAGCGATCAGGTCATCAACGTGGGCCTGCTCATTCAATTCCGGCAGAGCACTTAAAGGGGCTGATTCATGTCTGGCACTCTTGCTCCCAGCACGCCGACCAATCGTCGGCTCGCTGGCATCACCGCCGCGAGCGTCAACGGCACGGCGCTTTCGGTGATTGAGTTCATGTGGGACCCGGCGAACGTCGAGAACACCACAATGAGCAGCCTGTCCGGCGTGGACGGCTACGATCAGAAGCCGGTCGCGCCGTATATCTCGGGCAAGTTCCGCGACACCGGCGCGAACAGTGTCACGTCATTCACCGGGATGAGCAACGCCACCGTCGTGTTCCTGCTTGCGAACGGCAAGCAGATCGTCGGGCATAACCTTTGGTATGTCGGACGGCCCGCTGTGAACGGTGCGGACGCGGGATTCGATTTCCGGTTTGAAGGTGTGGCCGGAACCATCATGGAAATTGCGGGGAAGTCATGACGACAGTTTGGATACCTGTGCCGGAGCCGATTAGCTGGCCGCTGCCGAAACCGCAGATGAGCGGCGGGATGCACTATGCGACGCTGACCGTGGGCGCGCCCACGTCCGAGGACGTGTTGAAGGCGACCGCGATTCACGGCGCGACCGGCCTCGACGTGACCTTGCGCATGGTGGAGTCGGCCTCGGCCGAGCATGTGCCCTATGACGTGCTGAAAGTGCAGCCGCATTGGTTCACCCAGCAGGTGTCCGATTACATTGAGGAGTTCGCGGGCGCGCCAGCCCCGGACCCTTTGGAGAGTTGGCGCGTCGCGCGGCGCAAGGCGCTGCTCGCACAGGCCGCGGCCGAGGCGTTGGAGGCCGAAGCCTTGGCGAAGGCGCAGGCCGCGCTGGCAGCCGCGTCGGTGCCCGCTGCCTGATCGCGCTCGCCCGATCGGGCGAGTTGGAAATTCAGGTCGCGACGGTCGGGCGGTTCTATGGCGACGGCTTTCGCTGGGCGAGCGGCCTGCCGCTCTCGGTGCTGCTGCGCCGGCTGAGTTTGATTCCGAGCATCGTGGAGCGCGAACGTGGCGGGTAAGTCGGCCGGGTTCGCGATCGGCGTCGGCATCAACGATAGCGCGAGCGCGGGCCTCGATGTCATCAACAAGCGCATCGCCGCGCTGACCGCGCCGGCGGAGCGGTTCAACAAGAGCCTGGCGAAATTCGGCGACGTCACCGGGATCAACCGGGCGGCCGAAGGCATGCAGACGCTGGGCGACCGCACGCTCGGCGCGGCGCGGGCGATCGAGCGCCTGGCCGGCCCGATGGCGGGGATCGTCGGCGCCGGCAGCCTGGCAGGCGTCGCCGCTCTGTCGAAGCAATGGGCGACGGCGGGCACCACGATCAGCAAGACCGCCTATCTGCTGAACACGCCGGTCGATCGGCTGAGCGCGTTGCACGGTGCCGCGGTGTTGGCGCACAGCTCGGCCGGCGCGCTGGACAGCAGCATGGCGGGCCTGAACAAGACATTGCACGCGGCGTTCTATAATCAGGACGCCACCGCGCAGATGAATCTAAAGGCGCTGGGGATCGACTGGCGCGACGCACAGGGCAACATCACCAAAACCGAGGACGCGCTCGGCAAGCTGGCCGATAAGGTCGCGACGTACAAGGACCCGGAGGTGCAGGGTCACGCCCTCGATGTCGTCGGCGTGGACCGGGATTTGCTGCCCTTGCTGGCGAAGGGGCAGGCCGGGCTTGACGATTTCGTTAAGCAGGCGCGTGCGACCGGCGGCGTGATGAGTTCCGAGATGGCGGAGAACGCAAAGGAGATGGACACGGCCTGGGGCAAACTCGGGTTGTCGATCGGGGGCGTTACCGACCGCATTGTGAAGGACTGGTCGCCGGCGGCGACGCACGCGATGGACACCGTTTCCGACTGGATCGGCAGGCACCAGGCGCTTGCCGATTCCTATACCAAGATCGGGATCGGCATCATGGCGCTCGGCCTGCTGAAACCGGCTGCCTGGGTCATGCGGCTGCTGGGCCTTGGCTCGCTGACCTCGCCGCCGGCGTTGGTCGCCGGAGCGGTCGCGGGTGCGACCTATCTCGGCTGGAAAGGCGCGGTGCAGACCGGCACGCTGATTGCCGCGGCGGGACGGGCCGGGCTGACCCCTGATCGGATGGACGAGTTCAACAACCCGATCGGCTTCCGCGACGGATCAGGCCGCTACTACTCGAACGACGACGCGGCGCGGATCGCGAACAGCCAGAGCTTCGCCGGCGAGGGTGACTATCCGCCGCCGGTACCGGCGCCGGCCGGCGGTGGCGGTGGGGGCCTTCTGGGCGGCGGAACGGCACCGAACGGCGTGCCGCGCACCGGCCCGTTGTTCGGTCCGCAGCGGCTGGTCGGTCCGCGCCGCCTCGGGTCGATTCCGGCCGATGTCGAACGGCAGATCAGGCTGCAAGCCCGGTTGCAGGGGTTGGACGAGGAACACATGGTCCGGCTCGCCCGCGCCGAGGGCGGCGGTTATGACCGCGTCTCGGGCGCTGGTGCGATCGGGCCGATGCAGTTGATGTCGGGCACGGCGGCCGGCCTCGGCGTGGACCCGTGGGATTGGCGCCAGAACGTCGAGGGCGGTCTGCGCTACTACAAGCAAAACCTTGAGCGGTTCGGCGGCAACTATGCCGCGGCCGATGCCGCCTACAATGCCGGGCCGAACAGGAAGTCGGTGATGCTGTTCTCCCAGAGCGGGGACGCCTCGGGCTTGCCGAGCGAGACGCAGCAGTACGTCGCCAACATCAACGGGAGCGTGCAGGTGGACGTGCATTTGCATGGCGCGCCGACTGGCACGGTCGCGACCGCCACGGCGACAGGGCACGCAAGCGCCTCGCCGCCGCGCGTCGAGCACAGCATGCCGATGGTCGGCCACGGATGAGCGGGTTCACCACGGGCATCACCGGCTTTGCGCCGCCCACCAGCATCGCGGGCTTCATGGGCCTGCTGCAAACCGCGAGCTTTCGCGGGGTGCCGTTCAAGGTGGTGGCCGCGCAGGCCAAGAAGGGCCGGCGGCAGGCGATCCACGAGTACCCCTATGTCGATGGCGGCTGGCCGGAGGACATGGGCCGTGCGCTGCGGATGTACTCGTTTTCGGGCTACCTGATCGGTGACGCCGCGCCGGTTTTGCAGCTCCTGCTGGACAATGCCGTCGAGACGAAGGGTCCGGGGCTGCTGATCCACCCGACGATCGGCGCGGTGCAGGTGGCTGTCGGATCGGCTTCGACCGCGATCCACAAAGACAAGATGCGGGTGATCGAGTTCGCGTTTCAGTTCATTGAAGCGGGCAGCCCGGTTTTCCCCTCCACCATCATCGCCACGGTCGTTGCCGTGCTGGGGGCGGCCGACACCGCCTTGACCGCCTTGGGCACCGACCTGGGGGACACGGCCATTCCGGCTGCGATGGCGGGGCCGGCCGTCACCGGCGAGGGGCAATCGGTGGTGACCAGCTTCGCCGCGGCGACGATCCTCGGGGGGGCCAATCCAACCGCGATCGTCGGCATGGCCGCGGCGCTGCCGCCGCCCGATTCGAACACCACCTATGGCCGGTATGGCGCCGGTTCGGCCTCGGTCATGCTGCCGGCCGGCACCACGGTTGCGACGCTCCAGGCCCAACTCGCGAATCAGCGTGCCGCGCTGGCCCTGGCGGGCACTGGGGCTGCCGCCGCCGCTGGCGCGTATTCCGCCAGCACCGACATGGCGGACGCTTTGGCGGCGCTGGTTGAGGCAATGCGGGCGGGGATCACCGATCCGGCCGACCAGGTGCAGGTCCTGCTGGCGCTCGCCGGCTTCACCTTCACCGACAGCGCGGGCGGTGCGGTGGGGATCGGCGCAGCGATGGCGACGATGCGGGATGCGATGGCTGCGGCGTGCCGGCGTGCCGCGCTGGTCAGCCTGGCGCGCGCATCGGCCTCCTACCAACCCAGCAGCTACAACGACGCCGCCGCGCTGCGCGTGTCGTTGGCTGCCGCGCTGGACAGCGAGATCACGGCCGCCGGCGATGCCGGCGAGGACGCTACCTATACCGCCTTCAAGGCGCTGCGCTCGGCCGTAGTGCAGGACCTGACGGTGCGCGGCGCCAGCCTGCCGAGCGTCGTGACGGTCAAACTGCAACTTCCGCTGCCGTCGTTGGTGATCGCGCAGCGGCTTTATCTGGACGCCAGCCGGTCGGATCAGATCGCGGCGGAATCGGGTGCGATTCATCCGGCGTTTTGTCCGACCACATTTCAGGCGCTGGCCTCCGGCACCGGGCCGACGGTGAACCCGAGCTATGAGCTGGCGCCGGGCGCGGCCGTGCCGCTGATCGCGCCGGCGCGCAGCAGCGGGGTGTATCAGCTCCCCTATCCGAGCCCGCCCCTCGGCCTGACGGTGGCGAGCAGCACGTCGGCAAGCGCGGTTCTGTCGTGGTCGCCGGCGGCGACCGGAGGGCTGGCCTCGGGCTATATCGTCCAGGTCAGCGCGCACGGCGCCGGGATCTGGATACCCGTCGCCACGGTTGGACCTTCTCCGACCGGGTTCACGGTCACCGGCCTGTCGAGCAGCACCGCCTATGATTTCCGGGTGCTCGGCAGCAACGCCACCGGAATCGGCGATGCTTCGAACATCGCCACCGGCAGCACGCTGGCGAAGGCGCCGAACGCGCCGACCGGCGTCTCGGCCGCGGCGGGATCGCCGGCCTACAGCGTGGTGGCGCTGTCGTGGACGGCTTCGGCCATCGATGGCACGCACGACGCGGCGGCGACCTATCAGCCGCAATTCGCGCTGGCGTCGGGCGGCGGTTGGTCCAGCTTCGGGGCACCGATCGCCGGGACCTCGGTTAGCGTCACCGGGCTGGCGGACGCCACGGCGTACAATTTCCAGGTGATCGCCACGAACACCGGGGGCAGCGCGACCTCGGGGACGGCGAGCCTCACTACGCTGGCGAAGGCGCCGAACGCGCCGACCGGCGTCACCGCCGTTGCCGGCTCGCCGGCCTACAGCGTGGTGGCG